AATAGCGTCTACGTAGGCTATACCATCTATATATAAATCTTTAAACTCAAGAGAGCTTATACCTAAATCTATATCACTATCTGTGACAGGTACAATTGCTCCATCTTGAATACGAATCTGTTCTACTGCGGCACTAGAAACTTCTACAAAAAAGCCCCAACGATTGTTAGTTTCATCAACTACAATTTTGTTATTAAAATCTAAATCACCAATCGTATGGATGTTACCGCCTTCTCCAGCAGTACCGTCGTGTCTATGGCCTGTAGAAGATGCAGAAGTATTAGAATATGCAAAAGAGTTGAGAAGTTGATTGTACTCATCATTAAATAATGCGGCAGTAATTGTATCGCCATCTGCAAATGTACTTTGTCGTGTATAACTTTGGGCCATTATTATCTCCTACCTGATGGCATATAGTCTATGTAAAAACCATTGACCGCATAAGGACTTTTTGTATCACTTGATCTAAGTCTAAGACTAACTGTATTTCCACTTCCTTCTACTGGTTGTCTAAACATTGGATCAGATCCTGCACCAAATGAGGCTGTTCCAAATGTAGAGGTTCCAAAAATAGCAGGAAGAGGAATAGTATCAAGTGTATAGTCTGAAGGTTGTGGTATACTTACGTCATGGTAATCATACCGCAATCTTAAAACTGGTGTTAAGTTACCTTCTGGTGAAAAAGAAGTGCGAATATATTTTAAAGTCTTTCTTGTCCCTATATCTCCACAATCAAAATCAGGAGTTTCATAAAGAGCCGTAATATTTGTAGCGCTGTTCTCTTTTAAAAAAGTATCGCCTGTATCATGGTTATAAACGTAACCGTCTTTGTCGCCATGAAAAGAAACTTCAATACCGTTACTATTAAAACCTGAAGCAAAGCCTAAAGCTTGGATGCCTTTAGTTTCAGACCATTCAAAACCTTGGCCTGTAAAGGTTCCAATGATACCTTTTGCAACTGAAGGATCTTCAGAAATTGTTGAATAAAATAATCTATATTGAGATTTAGCTCTTATAACATCACTTGTAACAATAAAAGAATCAATAGATGTTGTTAATGTTGTTATGATTGATTGTATTTGTCTTGAGATAGAGCTTAACTCTACGTCACCAATCCTTGCTGTACCTGCAACTGTTCTTAGACCATCAGGCGCTAAAAAGACTAAATCACCTCCAAATTCTTGAATACTATACCCGTTGACACAGCCTACATTTTCTGTAATAGGATCTATGCGAACATTTGAAGAATCGTTTATATTTATAAGTTTATGAATACTATTTTGCGTAAAGACAATTAAGTTTTCGCGGAAGCCTTTAATACCTTGTACTTGATCTGAAATTGCTACAGCGCCTGCACCAGAACCACTAAAATCTGTAGCATCATTATAAACACTATAATAAACTGTATTTAAATTAGCGCCAACACCAGAAGCAATAAGATGGTGGTCGTGTACTGTAATATATTTTACAGGATTTGTTCCTGCCACAGCTATTTCTTCTGCAAAAAATGTACGAGTATTTAAAAGGCCCGTACCTTCCATGCGAAACATATATAGTTTGTTTGCACCGTCTGCAATAACTAGCTGTCCATAATTAAAAGCCGCACCTTCAATTAGTGCAAATTGACACTGGCCTTGATCTGTACGTGTTAAAGTTGATCGACCTGTAAAGGTTGTATGATTATCTCCATTAGCATGAACAGAACTACGATTTATTTGTAACCATGAATCGCCATCATTACTAAAAAAAATATCTGTACCAGAACAAACAACAACCCCATCACCATATGGCTGAATACCCAAAATAGGGTTAGTACTGTTTGGGCGAGCAGTCCCATAGGCTGTAAAGCCATTTATTCGTCTATAGCCTCCGTCTGGATCAACCTCAAAGTTTTCAAGAACTCTTGCAAAACCGGGATTACCTAAAAGCTCAATAGAGTTTAAGTTTGTATTTAAACCACCTTTACATGAAAACCCAAAAGCCTGAGACATTAGACAAGCCTCATGCGATCATCTTTGATGTACTTAGGTGCTGGAAACATTAGAGCGTTCTTCATAAGTCGTAAGCCTCTACGATATTCTTCTAGGGCTAATGCGGCTGGCTGAATGTTTTCTTTAAATTGATGTACGTAGTATCTGGCTCTAGAAAGCAATACAGTTTTATATACATCTGGAAAAACAATCGCATCACTATGTGCTGACAATTGTGTAGGCTGATTAAACGCAAAGAAATGAATGCGATATACTTTGTCGGGTATAGGACTCAATCCAAAGTTACGTCCATCACTACTACGAAAAACTCTGCGAGGTTCACCCCCAACAGCGGCATCTGCATCGTCTGAATTTTCTTGGGCGCGATGATAATCTTTCCATTCTTCTAAGGTTATAAACTTTAGGTTCTGACTGACGTAGGGGGCTGTTTCGCCTGATACGCCTACTGTAGTCATGTAAAAGTCATCCCAATCTACATAGCCATAGTCATCTACCAAAGATGAACTAGCGGCTTTGATTTCATACCAGCGTTGATTAGCAACTGTTTCGACAGTTACATTACCGTACAGCGGGTCTGTAGCACCGCTTTCACCTACAGAAAGAAAAGGCCACTGAGGTTCTTCAAGAACAATGTCAAGGTACGCACGATTAATGCAGTCTGTTACGTGAGCTTGTATTCCAATAGCAGAAGAAAAACTACTTGAAGTTAATACAACTTCGTTCATTTCTCTTAACAATTCATTTGTAAGCTGTAGGTATGTAGTCGCCATTATTTTTTATGAACCTTTTGTATTTCAAAGTTGGCTGATTTACTAGCTCCTTTATGAGACTTGAAACCATCTTTAGGATCTTTCATTAGTTTGTAACTGGCTCCACTCTTCATCCAGTGATAACCTTTAGGCGCAGGGACTTTCATTTTTGACGCATAGACTCGTTATAGTCCATTCCCATACAAGCCTTTTCCATATCACGAATATTGTTGTAGACTTTACCGCCTTCAGCTTTTTCCATGCGATAAACGCCGCCCATTGTGTATGAAGAACGAGCTTTACCGCCATAGCTGTATGCTTCTTTCTTTTCTTTCCTTATCATACTGCTTTCTCCTTCTTACCAAAAATACGATCATAGTTGTCTTCGTATTTTTTGCGGTCTTCGTTTTTTAAATATTGTCCACTTATTTTTATTTTCTTTGTGGGACTCATCCTAATAGGATTTTTTTCACTTCCAATCTGTGGCATATTAAAACTCCGGAGGTCTTTCAAATCTAGTCTCGCTGTCAGCGGTGGTATGTCCACCATGTCCACCTGTTGTTTCCTCAGAAAAAGTTGCGTTACTTTTACGCTTGTTTTCACGGTCATTTAAAGCGCGACGTAGTTTGTCTTCTAAAGCACCTATGCCTTCTTTAGCCGCTTTGCTTACAACTACAACACTTCCTCCAAAATATTGTTGCCTTTCTAAATCCATAATACTTTTGTATTTCATATGTAACTCCAGAAAAGAAAAGGGGGAGTATTTCATCCCCCTATTGTTTTTAGTCGATACCGTAGAAAGCCGAAACAAGGGCTTCTGGACGGAGTACTTTAGCACCATATACATGGAGGCCACGTACAATATCACCAAAACTTGATGGATCACGAATCACTTCTGTATTCACGATGGTCTGTGCAGTACAGGTAGATGACATGTGACCAGCAATACACTTACCAGCCGCGTTAGTAGTCGTCGCAATGTTGTTGGTCTTGTACATATCAAAACCACGCAACTTACCAGAGCTTACCAAACCATTACGGATGGAGCCTTGGCCTGCATTGAAATCAACGCTCAAGAGCTTAGAGCTACTTTGTACCAGTTGCTCATAGAACTCAGGATTAGCAAGGAACCAACGACCTTCTTCTGGAATGTTCTGCTCATCAAGCAGACGCGCCATGTGTGAAAGAACGTCAATAGGATCGTGCTCGCCAGAAGCGTAACCGATGTCGAGGTTACCAGTACCGTCGAAAGTACCAGCCGCCAAGTCAGTAGCGCTGTCAGAACCAAGAACATGGTTCGGAGAAGACGCAGGAGTACCAGCAAACATAGCGGCAATTACACCTTCATCAAAAGCGTCACGCAATGCGTAAGCGGCTGAAGATGATGCAACTTCCTTAAAGTTTACGTGAGACATAGAAGTTTCGATGTCGTCAACAATGAACTTAAATGCGTTTGCCGTATCTACAACAAGGCTGACTTCTTGATCGGTCAACTTAGTTTGAGTTACGTCTGCACCACGCTCGTACTGATAGACAGTGATTACTGGCTCTTTGATAATACGTACTGTATCGCCAAAGGCAGTAATTTCGCCAGCATAGTCGGTGTTAGTGATAGCTTCCGCTACTGAAGACTTCCGAAAGAAGTTAAGTACCTTCTTGGAATAGACAGCAGGAAGGAAGAACGAATTGGTCTGGCCCGCAACAGAGTTTGCAAAGTTTGCATCTGTATCTGTTGACGGCTCAAAGTACTGATCTGATTGATTATAAGCCATTGTGAAAATCTCCTAAAAAGACAAATATTATCTTGCTACCCGTCCTTCTTCGATGGCACGATCAATTTCCTTTTCGTAACGATCATACTCATCAATAGACAGGGCGGCAATTTCCCGTTGTGTCCAAATCTTGGCTTCGCGTGGTTCAACGCCGGTAGTCTTTGTTGATACCATATCAGCCGCATTAGACCTTGAAAGTTGTGACGAACGAGAAGATTTCTTAATCTTAATATTATTTTCCATCTTATAAAGATCAATTGCACGACTTGCTAAAGAGACATTATCTGGGTTTTTATAGATCCAACGCTGAATTTCTTCAGGCTGAGTCTTAGCCCATTCATGAAAGTTGTCATCACCCCTGATATCTTCAAAGTCAGGGTGTCGATCTCTGAGAGCTAGTTCAGCATCACGCTTAGACATTTCTGCTTCTCGCGCTTCAATTACTGATAACTTTTGTTGAAGAGCGTTCATCTGCTCTTCGCTTCTCATATGAGCAACTGTTTCGACAGTATCATATAGATCTGGATACTCTGATTTAAAGCGTTCAAGTTCTTCAGCACTTTTTGGCGGTTGATACTGCGGTTGAGCAGATCGTGCCATAGCCTCTAGTTCTTGTTCGCGTTGCTTAAACTCAGAGATCTTAGTATCATAATGTTTTTTTAGATCGTCATACCTTTTCTTATAATTGGTACGAGGACGTTGTTCTTGTTGAGGGGTTCCGGTATTTTCGGAAGTAGCCTCATCGTCTTCAAAAAATAATGAATCTGCACTCTTAGTAGCTTTATCGTCTTCTTCATGCCAAGACTTTCTAGCATTGTACGGATTCGCTTGCTCTTCTTCGCTCATGTCACTTCTCCTTTCTGGGGCTTGTTGTCTCTTCAAGGTGGCTGTATTATTGCGCTATCTAATACAGGGTCTTGATACTACAAGGTGGCCTCAAGGTTATATAATAATAAGGGGCTAGAGTTCTAGGTAGCCTTATTGGTTCATTAGGCTGGGCATTCGGTTGGAATATGCCATTTGACGATTAAGAGTATCTTCATCATCTTTTTCCATGTCATATCTTTCCATGCCTTCTACGGGCATTCCACCTTCTGCTTTAGCCATAAGACCGCCATCATAAGCACGTTCAGCATCGTCCATCATTGTTTGGAGATTGTCTGCGCCTATTTGGTCAGTCGCTTTTCTGGTGATTACAAACTCACCATCCGATAACCTTGCGGGTATCGAATCTGATACACCAGTACCGGGGCCTTCAACTTCCCCTGCACCAGCAAATTCTGTTGCATTAAGAATAATTTTATCTAAGATCCCTTCTAGTTTTGGATCTTCGTCTAGAGCCTTAAATAAATATTCTTGCTCTTCGGGTTCTAATACTTCTTCAGCTACGTAATCTACGTACTCTTCTTCCATCTCACCGTCTGGAAGCATATCTTCAGCCTGTTGCATTTCTTCTTCTGGGCTGATGTTGTCGTAGGTGTCTACAGGCATAGGCCCACCATCAGCTTTTTCGGCTCTTTCATAAACTACATTAGGATTGTCTTCAGCGGCAAGCTTAACTGCAATGGTTTTTGTTTCACCATCATCGCCTATAAAATCAAATGTTTTTAGGCCTTTCTTTTGGGCGGCACTAAACTCTTTATTAAACCTTTCTCTTTCAGACGGATTTAATTCTGAATATATGCCTTCAGCGGCGTCTGATAATCTGTCTACATTACTTAATAAAGCCCCCGCAGTTCCCGCGACTGCCGCAGTTTTTAGTCCTGTATCTACCGCCGTTGAACGATCACCTCGCGTTGAAAGTCCTGCAATATCACCAACAAACTGCCCCATTAAACTAGGCTCTTCCATTTTTGAAGCCGCTAGTTGTACAATGCTGTCATATAGGTTGTCTGTTTTACCACCACTACCTTCACGAATATTATCTAATTTTAAAATATTTTCTAGGTCGTTTGTAGTCATGAAAACATCTCTTTTAGACAAGTTATCAGATGTTTCCATAACAAGATCAGATTTTTTAATTTTTAAGTCTGCCTTCCCTGCTTTGTTTACTTTTGTATTCTTATCAACAATTTCAACCATTTCTTTGACTGCTTCTTCAATTTCTTCTGTATCATACGTTTCTTGCAGTTTGTCAGAAATCTTTTTGGCTTTTTTAGTTTTTGGTTTCAATATAGCTTTTAGCAGTGCCGCACCGCCACCAACATAACCTTCGCGCTCTGGAGGAACCATTAAAGATCCCATAGCTTTTGAGTCTCGCATCGCGTCCATTTTTTTAAAGGCTTGTACAATAATGTTTTGGTCAAAGCCTTGAATAGACTGCTCAAATCTTTGACGAACTTTATTTTTATCTTCTTCTGTCTCTGCTTGGCCTAAAGACATTTGCATCTGCTGATAAAGCTGAATATAATTATCAACTTCACCACCATCATTAAAAACCCCACGACCTTTTAGTACATCTGCCTGAGTTACCTTGCCGTCTTTGTTTAGGTCTGGGAATTTTTTAGCCATCGTCTTTGTCCTTTTGTCTTTGGTTTACTTGTTCTTTTAAAGTTAAAAGATTAGCCAGAGAACTCGCTTTCCCCTGCTTGCGGAACATTTCCTGTTCCAATGTTGCCGTCGCCAGTGCCTGTAACTCCAGCATCCGTAGGTTGTTGAGGTGCTCCTTCAACGGCTCCCATAGCTCCTTGTTGTTCACTATTGGGGCTAACTTGTTCGCCAGTACCTTGTCCAACATTATTTTGCATTCCTATAATCTGTGCGGCTAGTGCCGCTTCTTCGGGATCGTTGAGGATTTCATCAGGATCAAGATCTAAGCTATATGCTAATTCGCTAATAAGCTTTGACATCTTAACAAATGGTGCAATAGCTGGATTTTGAGCAGTCTGAAGAAACATCGTCAACCGCTGACTTCTTACTTCTTTTTGCATGAGGCTATTTGTACCCATAGCCTTAATCTCTAGATCACCAGTAGTTTTTAACTGCCCATCAAAAAACTGCATATTCCACTGGAAGTACGCTTTACCTAAAGGCTTTAGTAAGAAATCATCAAGATTCTTTACGACTGTTTTAATGTTGAGTGATGCCGCACCTAGAAGCATTGACATACCAGATGCTGTACGAGTCATACTTTGTACGCCTGTCTGACCATGTGAATAACTAGGAATGCCTGTTTGTTCGTCTGCAAGCTGTCGGAACTTATCGAACATCATCATATTTTCTTGAGATGTGTTTGGAAACTTTAGGCCATGAATAGCTTGACCTTGCATACCTGACTGACGCCTAAAGACTTTGCCGGGATAGATTTCCATGCTTTGTCCACCAACAAGCATAGTCTCGTCTACATCAAATACCAACGAGCCGCTAAGGGCTAGGTTGTCAATTGCCAGCCTTGCATGACCATTCATAATCTGCTGGCTGTCGTTCATGTTTTCTGCTACACCTACGCCAAAAAAGCTGTATGGATTTCTTTCATAGGGGAATGCGTTGTAGGGAATACGGTGTGGCGTAAAGGGATTAACAACAGCCCTGAGTACAAGGCCATTACAAATCCAAGCATTAATCTGTATTTCATCAAGAACATCTACCTCTTCTGGAAGTTCAATGCCAACATTTTTGGCGTACTCTGCATCCATTAAGCCCCAGTACTCAAGCACTTCAAAACGACTAGCACCCATCTCTGCCATGCGCTGATCGTCTTTTAGCTCGTACTCGTAGTCTTCTTCTGTGTAGTTGGGGCCAAGCATCATACAATCACGAATAGCATCTTCGTTAAAGTATGGCATCTTTCGTAAGGCTCTAAGCTGAGACTTGTTTAGTTTGTGTCTATGTACTACAAACTCACACTCTTCAATAGATGTGGCGTTAGGATCAGGAAAGAAATCCCAAACACTAACAAACTCAATGCGTGGTACACGTACAGATACAGGAGTATACTCACGACCTTCTTCACTATCTTCCCACTTATGTAAAGTCTTATTAAAATTAAATGGGCCTTTTACGATACCTGTTCCAAAAAGCGTAGACTCAAAGATTGCATTGCGTAGTTCTGTAGAACCGCTAGACTCATCAATCTGATCGTGAATAAGTTTCTCCATATTCCTTGCGGCTTCTTTAGCCGGTGAAATCTCAGGTATTTCTGGAATAGGGTTTGGGCCTTCTTCAAACGAAACATTCTCAGCAGTTTCAAGATCTTCAAAGATACCTGCACCACTAGATAATGTAGCTCCGGGTTTTAAAACACGACCATCACCAGCATATCCAATATCCATAGGATCATCAACAGCAATGGGACTAGGCGCAGATACATTTGTTTCAATACCGGGAGAAGCCTGAGAACTTAGGTGCATATACTCGCTTACACCTTCAGGCAGTGGAGTATGAGACACACCAATCGGAAACTTACCTGTACCAAAGATTACGTCAATTAGCTGTCCATAAGCCGCAAGTACTTTAGTCTTAGTGACTTTAATAAATACACGAGACTTTTCAGATTCTCTAAATCTTACGTTTTTAGGATATAGTCCACGGAAGTTATGATACGCCGTAATCCAACGGTTTTCATCAGAGTCTCTAGCCATTTTAGAATCTGCAAACCGTGCTTCAACAAGACCAGCAAGGCTTGATTTGACTTGAGCATCTGCATTGATAGACAAACCATCTTCACCTTCTACTGCTTCAAAGTAAAGATTATTTGCGCTATCAATTATTGTATTGTTTTCTGCCATGTTTATCCCAGTGGTGTCAGGCTAACGATAGTATAAATCATTGTCCACCCAATCGTTATTCCTAAAGTATATATTCCCCAAGTATTTAGAGGTCGCCAAACTCTTTTGTTCATTAGTATCCAAACGTCCCGTCTGCTGGTTGATAAATAGTCTCACGGTGTAATCGACGCATACGACTAAACGTATCGTCTATACGTGGCCTAGACATAATCAGATATCTTAACGCATCATACGCATGATCTTGTGCATGAGTATCTACGTCTTCAGGGTTGCTTTTATCCAGAGGAATACTTTGTAGTTCGCGTATCAGGTTAGGACAAGTATTAAATATTTGTAATTTGGGCCTTCCGCTTTGCTGAACTTTTAAGTATTCGTGGATTTGAATTTTTCCTGCAACTCTGTTTTTATCTGCTCGTCTGAGTTTATGTCCTGCTTTTGTTAATGTTTCACCGACTGTCGGGCCTGTTTGCCCTGTTCGATTCCAGCAGGCAGTATCTAATACGCCCGAAACGCTCATTGGATCATTTAGTTCCATTTCAGTCAGCATAAAAGCTAAGTCTGTAGCTAATAAACCTTTTCGATAAAGTTCCCTATATATTATTAACGTATTATCGTCCCGATCTATTGCACCCCAAACACAAGCTGATTCTGAAGCATACCCATAGTCAATACCTTTTATGCGATCCCAGTTTATAGGAATTTCAAAAGGATCAATAATATGTACATTCCTATCAAACTCTGTGAAGGCCGCACCTTCTGCAACCTCCCAATCACCTTCTAAAAGCTGTCGTCGTTGCGTAGGCGGCAAAGCCTTTAGCATTTGTTCATAACGACCATCGTGTGCTAAGTATGGATTATCATCTAGCCTTGCTGGTATGAACTTACGGCTTAGGCCGTCTTCTCCTTTAAATGATTCGTTAGGCGGTGAAGGAGTAATATATCTTTTCTTACCCAATGTGCGCCAACACCACCGGGGTTAGCGGTACACCGCATATATGGTACAATTTCTGGATCTGTTGTACGCAGTCTTGAAGCCAAGTAGTTCCAAGAAAACTCTGTAGCTTGGTGCGTAATCTCATCAAACCCAATCCAACTATACGCTTGTCCTTGGTATCGATAAACATCTGCATCTCTCTCCAAGAATCCAAATTCTATTTTAGCTCCAGACGGAAAGTTCCAAAGCTTTTCTACTTCTTTGTACTTACAACCGGGAAAGGCTTTCGGGTAGAGTTCACGAGATTTATCTATTAGCTCTCGTAACTCTGGCATAGAACGCCGCAGGATCAATGCTCTATGCGCTCCCCGATGAGCGTAGCGAAGAGGATCAACCAACATCGCGTAGCTCTTGCCTCCACCAGCCACACCACCATACAAAACATCAGTCTCAGAAGCGGCAAGAAAGTCAGTCTGTGGGCCATCATTAGGCTTAAAGATAACATTCTCTTCTGCGACAGTCCTCAACGCCTTGGGCAAATCATCCGTGGATGTTGTTGTTATTTTACCTTCAGCCTTTGCCTCGGTTCCTTCTATTTTATTTAAAGTATTTTTAGAAGTGTCGAGTGACCGTTTATAGTTTTCTAGCTTGGTGCGTACCTGCGCTAACCGCTTTTCTTTCTTTCGTACAACTTTCCTTGCGTCGATCTTGGCCTTGGTTTCGGAGTGGTAGTTGTAGCCTCGACCTGACGAACCTTTGGGTCTGCCAGATTTCTTACGAGGTGTTCCATCCTTTTTAAATATAAAATCCCCGTTGTCGTCTCGCATATACGCATCAGGGTTTTCCTCCCAATCATTCATACTTAGAAACTATTTTATTTAATCCTGTGTGAGAGATTGGGCGTCCCGTATCATACTCAAGCCATGTAGCTCCTTCACGCAACGAAATAACCTTATTCTTTACTAGAGGTATTATTTTATTGAGAGCTTTTAGTTCTACTTCTATTTCCTCTAAATGTTCACCATCTTCCATTAGTTGATAACCAAATGGGATGGTACTACTACTACGCCTCTTCATATTGACCCTCTATAACTACCTCCTGTTTAGCCGGTAGTATAAAAAGTCCGTTTGTATTTTGCAAGTTTACGTCTAGTTTATCTGTCTTGCCTATGCCAACACGGTCTAGGAGCGTCTGTGCGGCCTGTAGACGGACGTTAGCTTGGGGTATGGGGTCAGTACTGTCCATAACCTCAACAAGCTTTAGAGAAGCTTTGGGGGCATTCTGAGCTAATATATTCTCAGCTAGTTCTATTATCTCTGTTTTAAGGGCTTTAACTACGGATGTATAAGAGCCTTCAGCATACCCCGCTAAATCTGCGGCACGTTTAGAATCACCGTTGCAAGATACAAGGTGATCTAAAAATGATTGTTGTCTTGTAGTTAATTCTTTATTCATAACTATATATTATATACTTGATACTTGAATATGTCAAGTAGTTATTACACTATTATTTGGTAATAGTTGGCATAAGCCTTGACAAAACAAGAATCCAAGTATATAATAGATTATGTAGCCCACCGGGTACATATATATCTGCATAGCCGCACCTACCTTTAAAGATCTTTGAAGTGGGGCGACAAACTGGTTGACATTCAGAATCTTTGAAAATGTATAAGATTGCTATATATATGGGGGCGGGGGGGAGGGCCTCCTGCCTACCCATTCATAATATGAATGATCTTCAAAGACTAATCAGTCTCGTGAATGCCAACAAAAAGATATTTAGAAATAACCAAAAGCTATAAAGACTTTAAAGTCTCCCGCGCCTATTCATAAACTAAATAAACTTTAAAGATTCATAAGTCTTGTGAATAGTGGTGTACAGTCTCTAGAGATCTTCAAAGATCTATCAAAATATTTAGATATATCTAAAAACTCTATAGATTCAGAAGTTTAGAAAATAAAAGCATACCCTCTCGCAGTCTCTTTTGACTCATTAACTGGTTAAATTTTAACCAATTGAATCCCGTCATGGCGTACCAATCACGCCACAATGGGTGATCTATTTTCATGGGCTATCCCCCTAGTTTTAAAAGCGTTTAACTGTGGCGCTCTCTAGAGATCCTCAGCGATCTCACTGGTTAAATTTTAACCACCAAAAACACTCATTTTAAACTTGGCACACTTCTTGCTTGCTGGTTTTTACTAGCAAGAATCATGCCAACAATACCTATCACCTTAGTGTTACTTTAAGTGTTACCGCACGTAACAAAGTAACACTTTTTAGGTAACAAGTACTGTCCCGATTATAGATAAACTATTGATTTATAAAGACTTTTTAACTATGGCATAAATATCGCTATATACAAGGTAGAAGGCCGCGCATTATGGCGCTGGTCACTAAACTGAACAGGGGCAACAATATGACAACTTCACTTTCTGATTTTAATCGTGAATCTGGCTTTGCACTTATAGACGCTATAAGACAAGTCAACCAAGACACTCGAAAAGTCTCAGCCGCTGAACAGGATTTTTTACGCAAAGGTTTGCTGGCGTGGACTCAGGAAAAAACACGCAATGATGCCGAAGCGATTCTGGTTGAATACTGGCAAGCGAGCATTGCCGATGATGACGACGGGCCAGCAAGAACCGAGCCACAAATACGTGCGGCATTTCATGAGGCCTCAAAAGATATCCATGAGGTTACGGGAGGCGCGGGTGTTATTGTAGACGATAACAAACTAGTCTTAGCAAAGACCCGAAAGACCAAACAAACGCCATTCCAGAAGGCCTCGAAGCTTGTGTTAAAAGATCTCAAAAAGATAACTCCCGAACAGGACGCCATGCTTGCCGAGATCCTGCTACGCGCCTACGCTGAAATAAAAAAGGGCTGATATGGTTTTACTGGTAGGCATCGTCTGGTGTCTACTGGTAAAGTTATAGAATCTATAAGGATTTATCATGAAATTTATTGATGCTAGTTTGCCGCGCAAGCTTACACTCTCGCCGGTAGATCAACGCCATGTTGATAGTAAATTATCAGTAAAGGGTTTTGACGCGCACAAGCCGGTTATTATGTCGCCATCTAAACGCGCCGGTAGCAGAGTGCGAAAAGTAAAGACCGAGCATATCAACATTGAATTGTTTTTAATGGAATGGTAAGGGCTATAGATTCTATAAGAAATTTTTTATGATTGTATTATAAGGGGTAACATTATGACGACTGAAGAAAAGAGACTTAAAGAAATGGCAACAAAACTGGCTGATATGCTAAACGCCAAAATTGACGAATGCGAAAGGTTGAAAAAACAATTAGCGGATGCACGTTGGAGGCTAGATAGTATCCCTGAAGATGAATACATGCCAACTGACGCAGACTATTACTAGGTGCTGTTTTTTTTAAATAGCTTATAGATTCTATAAGGGGATCAAAATGTTTTTTCATTCTGAACATGGTTTAGTGTGGAGTCATACGCGCCAACAATTCTCACGGCTCGAACGTGGGGAAGGTTTCGGTTGAATCAAATGGCGAGACGTTAGCGGTATCTTTGATTGGGTAGTGCGAGAGGATAAAAGCTATAAGCTTTATCCGCGCACCAATCTAGATCAACGCGACGGCTTTGGTCGTGAGATTGTCGGGTTTATTGTCGCCAATTATCCCGACTATATCATTGAAAACAACGCAGAATTTTTTGAGCGTTTAGGCTTATAGATTCTATAAGAGCTTATAGATTCTATAAGAAATTTACGGGGGCTTTGGCCCCTTTTTTGTGGGGAAAATTATGCTTTGGTTTTTAAAGATTACTCATTTTTTATTGGTCTGTTTAGGTTCAGCGACTGCTGTTTTTTCAGTCCTAATAGATTCAATTATCGGCGTAGGCTTTTGTATTGTCTGCATTTTTGGT